ATGAGCAGTAAAGATATAAAAGCCAAAATTATATTATTAATCTCTAGATTCGCAACATTAGAGAATAAAGATTTTTATGTGCAGAATGATTATGGCATTTTAGCATACATGTGTATTAATGAAGTCATGGAGTATTGGTGGTTAGAAAATGGGCAATGTCTGCAGGTATCAAAATTGGATCCAATATCCAAATCTGTCAGATTACCATGGTTTGATATAGAATTATGAAAAAGAAGAAGGAGAAACAAGTCAAGACATTCGTAGAGTGTCACAATACATGTGCCCGCAGCAGTGGCAGAACCTGCAAGTTCTGGGGGTGTTCACACCGCAAGCTGTACAACGAGATAGAGTCGGAGCATGACTATGAGTTCTTCATGGCCAACTCAAAATGTTCATTTTATAAACCGAAGTTATGAGGAATAGAATTAAGTTTTGGACAGACCGCGAGATAAGAGCGGCATTCGACAAGCGGGGGGGCAAATATAAGGGCATCCTCCAGCAGTTGATGATGGAGCGAGACTACGCCTATAAGCGTCAGATTCGCTACTTTGTCAATGAAGACATTGATAAGTTCATGCGCAGGTTATCTTAGTACTTTCTTTTTCGGAAGTTCTAAGTTAATTTTGCAGCACAAAATATAAAGATATGATTAAACAAGAGATAGTAGATCGCATTATTAGTGATGTCTCCATTCTGGATGTAGCCGAGGATGAAGGCATTAAATTCTCAGCGAAGAAAGGCAACCGCCATTGGGCTTGCTGTCCGTTCCACAATGAGAATACTGCATCATTCTATGTGGATACAGGCACAAACTGCTGGCGGTGCTTTGGCTCATGCCGCTCCGGCGGCAACGTCATCAGCTTTTACCGCAAACTGAAGAATGGTCTCGAATTCCCAATTGCCTGCAAGGAACTCGCAAAGAAATATCTCAATGAGGAGATAGAGGACGAGTGGCGACCAAGCAAGGAGGAAGAGGAGAAGCAAAAGGAGCAGGAGTCCCTGCGCATAGCACTCAACTATGCGCAGAGCTACTTCGCAGAATGTATGCAGAAGGTAAATCCCGCTGCTAACAAAGCACGGGAGGCAGTTTGCAAACGATGGGGCAAGGATGCTATCGGCACCTTCGGCATTGGCTATGCACCAGTAGAAGGCTTCATAGCCTGGGCAAAGCAAAAAGGCTTGGACTTAGATATCCTGGAGCAAGTTGGCCTCATAGGTAATGGTGAGCGCGGCCAGTTCGCCATGCTCCGAGACCGCTACACCATACCTATCTATGACAAGATGAGCAGAGTCATAGGTTTCACAGCAAGAACCATGTCCGATAATAAGGATATCTGCAAGTACCTCAACCTGAAGAACAGTCTCGTCTATCACAAGGACACTTCGGTTTTTGGTATCAATTTCGCACAGAAGGAGGCACGTCTGCGTGATAAGTTCTATCTCGTCGAGGGTGCTCCAGATGTGCTCAAGCTTCAGTCTATCGGCATTCTCAATACAGTGGCATCACTCGGCGGTTCATGGACCGAAAACCAGCTGAAGCAGCTCTACCGCATCAGCAAGAGGGTGACATTCATCCCCGATGCTGACGAACTTAAACCAGGTAATGAATTTCCGGCAGGGACAGCTAATGTGTTTGCCAATGGTCGATCTGCTTTACAGGTCGGATTTACGGTAAATGTCCGGGAAATTCCGACTGATTATCCGGCTCCCAAGAAGGAGGATCCGGACTCCTGGATTATTGACAAGGGACACTTCTCACAGATGCGAGAGGAGGAGTTCATCTTCTGGTACTGCCGCCGCAGATACTGGCCAACAGCAGAAGATATCGATGAGTTTACGACAGAGGATAGATTGCAAGCAATTGCAGATATCTGTGGACTGCTCATGTTAATCAAGGATGAAGACCTGAGAAGCAGCTATCTGACTAGTCTTATCTCTACCTACAAACACTCTCGAGAGTGGAAGGATACACTCAAGAGAGCCAAGGAGGCAGAACTGAGCGAGAAGCAGGAGCGTGAGCGCAAGGGAGACATCAAGATGCTCCGTGAATTCGGATTCACCGAACATGATAATAGCTATTGGGGTACCAACAAGGAAGGAGACGAAATTCAATGGTCCAACTTCAAAATGAAGCCTCTCTTCCATATTCGTGATGATTTCAACCCGGTTCGCCTCTTCGAAATCAAGAATAACGGAGAGGAACCATCAAGACTCATCGAACTCAATATGGATGAGATCACATCGAGCAGTTCGCTTCGCAAGCGACTGTTTGGTATAGGAGATTATATCTGGATGGCCAGAGATGAGCAGCTTATCAAGCTTCTAAGCTATCTCGGTAGAGTGACCGAGACAGCAGACCCTATCAAGCAGCTAGGTTGGCAGCGTGAAGGATTCTATGCATTCTGTAACGGAGCGAGCGAAGATGGTATCTGGATTCCAATAGATGATATGGGCATACTCAGATTGCAGGCTGGCAAGTACTATCTTCCGGCCATGAGCAAGCTCAATAAGGACAGCCGGGAGTTATATGTCAGTGAGAAGAAGTTTCGGCATGAGAAGATGGTTGACAATCCGACAAGTCAGGCAGACTTCTTTGCCAAGGTCGTACAGGTATTTGGCGATAACGCCAAGGTGGGTCTGTGCTTCTACATCGCGACTCTCTTCCGTGACATAGTCATCGGCAAGAGTCGTTCCTTCCCGCTCCTCAATGCCTTTGGCCCGAAGGGATGCGGTAAGACAGAATTTGCTGCCACCCTCATGAACTTCTTCTACAAATACGAAACCAAATATGAGCCGCTCTCAATCACAAATGCGTCAATGCCAGCACTCTCTGACTATGTCGGAGGAGTTAGCGATGCCCTGGTACACATCGACGAGTACAAAAACTCCATCACACAGAATAAGGTGGAGTGGCTCAAGGACTTGTGGAACGGTATAGGTCGCACAAAGATGAACATGGACAAGGATAAAAAGCTCGTGCAGGCCAAGGTTGACTCTGGCATCATCCTCACTGGCCAGGAGATGCCTACTGCAGATATCGCCCTCTTCAGCCGACTCATCTATCTCACTTTTGACAAGGGTGAGCATACACGTGAGGAGAAACAGAACTTCGAGGAACTGGAGCGTATGCGCCAGATTGGTGCTACACACATCACTCTTCAGCTACTGAAGCATCGTGACCAGTTCCAGGGCTGCTTCGGTAATGCCTGGAAGCAAGCATCTTATGACCTGGAGGAGCGGTTGGAGGGTGAAAGCATCCTAGACCGTATAATGACGAACTGGAAGGTGCCGTTGGCTGCATATCTCGCCATCAGAGATTACATCGACTTTCCTTTCAGCTACAGTGACCTTTTGGGAGTAGTTGTTAAGGGAGTCAAGACGCAGAACAGCATGTGCAACACCACCGATGAGGTGGCTGGGTTCTGGAATATTGTCAATGCTGCAGTACAGATGGGTGAGCTGAAGATGGACCAGGACTTCAAGATTAAGACAGTTGGCGCATTGACCACCAATAAAGTCAAGATTGATAACTGGGCGATGCCGAAGAGCATCCTCATGATTCGCAAGGACATCACCATGGCAGTCTACCGCAAACTGGGAAGGCAGATGGATGAAAACCTTCTGCCTAAGGAGTCGCTGTTGCATTACCTACAGATAGGTGCTGACTTCTATGGTTCTACCAAAAACCCTGAGCGATTTATCAAGTTCACTCCGAGCGGTTTGCCGGAGACCGTAGAGAAGACAGATGCCAATGGTACTATCACTGGCCGTCAGAAGTTGTATTATAAAGACAGGCCTCTCTGTTTTGACTATACCATGGTGTCAAACAGATATGGCATAGATCTTGACACAGAGGTAGATGGTGAGCAGAAACAGACTAAGGATACCTATGTCATGACAGATGCTGAGCAGAAGGCTCTAGGTCTGGAACCTTCGCCACTATAGTGGAAATAAGTTTTTTGTTTAGATCATATCGTAGCCTCCAGGGGAAGAGATTCCTCTGGGGGCTTTTTTGTTGGTGTTCCGTGATTTTTCCGACAACTCACACGCGACTTAAAAACAATGTGGCATTTGTGGCAATTAGTGCATAGCTGATTATCAGAGAGTTAAGAAGTTGTGTGCTTGTGGCAATATTGTGGCAATTTGTGGCAACGAGAAGAGAAGTGTGGCAAAGGTTGTGGCAATGTGGCAATTCTATTATATATTTGTGTCAATAAGAAAAGACTTATAATATTAATAATCAAGCACTTAATATTTTTGCCACAATTGCCACAAATGAATTGCCCAAAAATGGGTTCCTTGATTTTTAATTGCAACTTTTTCGCTAAAAACAAGGATTTTTAGCGAAAAGCAGATAACTTTTCCTAGAAACGCAGGATTATATCGATTATTTTTCCTAATTTTGCGGTGTTTTTAAAAATCAAAATATGAGTAAATTCGTAGTTTATGTACAGGTAGAGCCATACTTGAAGCAATGGCTCACCCATTCTTTCGGCGATCCCGTGGAATTCCCGTCCTGCAGCAACGAGAATGCTGTTCTGCGCCGGTTCCTCGCGAAGCGCCCAGTCAATAACCAACCAGAGCAACCTGGAGAGCGAGATGTTGCAATTAGCATACCTTACTCCAAGTCTAAAAGCCCAGAAACATACAACTTCCTTAACGGTCATGCCAAGCAGGCACTCACCGAAAGCATCAACGATCTCTTCCGCATAAACATGTGGAGTGACCTCGGTGACCTCAATGACATGTCGTGCAAGAAGATGTCTGCATTCAGGTCCTGGTGTGAACAGCAGGGTATTGATATTGAGTATGCAGAGACCATCCGCATGAAATGGTATCGCATGCGCAAGGCCTATCAGGAGAAAGGCATCAATCTTTTTAATCTTAAAAGATGCAAAAAAGACGATTTTTCATGAAAAAATCTCATCTACTATAGCCCTGTTTTTGTTCAACACCGAACAGGTGCGAACAGATGCGAACAGACGCGAAATTTTAACAGCTTATGAAAAGACTTAGTTATATCTGCTCCGTGCAGCGAATTCCTGTCAGCGAGTTGCCTTTCGAAACACTGCTAGGCAACCTCACTTTTGACATTCCCGAGAGTTATGATTGGCCGGTCGTTAAGTGTCAGAAGCCTGCCAAACTGGAAATCACAGACAAAATAGAGGATGGTCAGCGGTTCTACACCCATAAACTTACATTCCGCACATGCCGCGAAGACCTGGACATGAGCGGCAATTATGCCTATCTGGTCACCACCATCGAGGGCAAACGCTATCTCATTGGCAACAGGGAGCGTCCATATCCTATTATTAATATGTCAGATATCCACCCTGATTCCCTTGGGACTTCTGCCATGCTCGAGTACACAGTTCAGTGGGGTAGCACCCGAAAAGCACCTTTATTAGCCTGATTTACGTATTTTTCCGTTGGCAATTGCCATATTATCTTTGCATCAAAAAAGATAAGCGCATGAAATACGGAATGATGATATGCGGTACCATCGGAGCCGGCTACGACTGGTGGTCGGGCACCTACGGTACACGTTCCAAGGATGTCAAGGCCTACCTTGACGCTCACCCTGACGAGGAGGTGGATATCGCCGTCTCCTCACCGGGTGGTTATGTTGATGAAGGCTTGACCATCTATCAACTTATCAAGGACCATGGACATGTCAACGTCCACATTATGGGCATGACCGCTTCCATCGCTACAGTCTTGTGCATGGGTGCCAAGCATGTTGACATGTCAGTCGGCAGCACGATGCTCATTCACAATGCCTCCACGGGAGTTGCTGTCTGGGAGTCAGCTAACAAGCAGAAACTTGATGAACTCATCAAGCAGTGGCAGAAGCAGCGTGATGACCTCGACACCATAGACAAGGTGATTGCTTCCGTCTATGCCAAACGCTCAGGCAAGACCAGCGAAGAGATGCTGAAGCAGATGGGCAAGGAAAATTGGTTGAGTCCGGAGCAAGCTTTAGAGTTGGGCCTCGTAGATGAGATTAGAGACCTTGATGACGAAGACAAGAAGCGTCAGACCAATCTCTCCAAGCGCTTCACCAATGCTTTCTGCTCCAACTTGGGTTTGCCACCATTGCCTGGAGCGACCGCTAATGACGAGCCGTCAAAAACATTTCTCGAGAAGGCATTCGCCTCACTCAGGGAAATGTTCAAGAATAATTCACAAATTTCTAACATGAAGAAGAAATTCCTCAATCTTCAGACCCTCCTCAATCGTAAGGAGGATTTTGAGGTTAATGATGAGAAGATTACTCTCACCGATGCAGAGATGCAGAAAATCGAGGATGCTCTTGCCCAGAAACAGAAGGACTTGGATGACAAGTCCGCTGAGCTCGACAAAGCTAGCCAGGAGGTCAAGGACCTGAAGGCTAAGGTTGAGCAGAAGGACAAGGATATCCAGGCCAAGAATAAGGAGATCAAGGATCTCAAGGGCGCTCCGGGTTCTGATACCCATGATGACGTCACACCAGAGGTTGACAACGTTGACGCTGGTGAAATTTTCAAAGCTTTGAAGCAGATCAATTAAAATGGCAGCTTTAGAAAATACAATTCAAATTACTCCTGATTCTCTGAAGACCAGCTTCGCTAAGTACCGCAAGGACATCATTCAGATGCCGGTACGCGCTCTTGACGAGGCTGCAAAATTCATGAGCCGACGCGTTGGCGTTCGTGGCAAGGAGACTGTCGGAGAGCTCGCAGGCGACATGGAGCTCGGGCCATACTCTCTTACTCGCAAGGATGAGAATGGCGTTACCATCACAGGCCGTACCCTGGAGACATTCCTTGGTTCATGTGTCAAGCCTTTTGAACCAAATGCTGTTCGTGAGTCTATCTGGGGCTCCAATGTTTTCCAGGGTGATGCGCTCAAAAAACAGCCTATCACCAAACTGATTGGCATGTTCCTGGCAGGCAAGATAGGTGAAGCACTCTTCAAGAACCTCTTCACCATGAAGCGTAACTCAGCTGGCTCTGGTACCGCAGACCTCGCTGATGGCTTCAAGACAATCTCCGATGCAGACATCAAGGCAGGGGCGATTTCTGTCGGAAAGGGCAACCTCTTCAATACAACCGCGATGACTGGTGTCAACGCAGTCGATGCTGTCGAAGCATTCTATGATGCTGCCGATGCTAAACTGCAGGGCACCAATACATGCATGTTCATGAACAGCCATGAACTCACGCTCTACCGCCGCTGTTATCGCGACAAGTACGGAAGTGTCAATTGGAACAACGAGTTCAACCACAACAAGATGGATGGTGCAAGCAACTGCACCCTCGTGGGTCTTGACAACGTTCCTGCGGGCTACAAGATCATCACTCCTGGCAGCAACATGCTCATCGGTTTGGCTACCGAGGGCGACAAGGCAAACTTTGATGTAGAGAGTTCTCTTGACTCTCACTTCCTGGTTGACTTCGTGGCAACCATGTACTTCGGTACTCAGTTCGAGTCGATCTCCAAGGAACGCATCCTCTACGGTTATGACACTATCCCTGCAGAGTAGGGGTAGCTGTCTTTGGTTATACATTATATTATATATATATGGCAAATAAGAAAACATGTGCTTCAACCACAGACCTTTATGAGGATGTGTTGAAGTGTCCTGGAGAGAAGCGACTGCCGGGTACCAGAGCCTACGGCTTCTTCATTCCACGTCGTTACATCACCAAGTTAGCTGAGCCGCAAAAGGAGGCTGCCACCTCACTCAAGGATTATCTCGTCATCAAGGATAACCACACCATTCAGGCTGACAAGGTCTGGTTTAAGGTAGCCTTCGTCACAGACAAGAGTTCCTTCTCGCCAGAGGCGCAGGGTGAGCATAGCTGCAAGACAATGAACCTCAAGGCTACTCTCATCCTCCCAGGAACAGAGGAGGAAGCTTCAGCACTGGCTTCCATCCTTCTCAACGATGATTGCATCTTCATGGTACCTGAGCGCAACGGCAAGCTTCGCCAGTTCGGTGACGATACATTCGAGGTCGACGTGACACCTTCTCAGTCTTCTGGTGCAGGCATCGCAGACGAGACCAACACCACACTGGAGATCTCTGCCAGCTGCGAGACCATGCCTCCATTCTATTATGGTACCCTCACAACTGCTGAAGGAACCATCAGCGGCAAGGATTGCAAGCCAGTGGAGGTCTCTGGTGATACAGACAGCCATTAACTAGGGATTCGATTTTCCTACATAACTACTATCAGTGGCGGGGCGATGCTTACATGAGCTCGCCTCGCCATTTTAATTTTCTATTTATTATGAATGATCCGAAATTCACAGAAAAGTTGAAGAAGTGGTTTGATAGCGAGCATACCGATGCCAACATCAGGGAGGGAGCGCTTCTCCTCCTTCAGATGAATAACAACCGCCACCTCTACCAACTCATCAACTTCGACCCACAGGGCAAACTCGAGTTGCTCAAATATGAGCTGCAGAAGCATCTCAACTATCGCATCGAAGGCATGACCATCGATGATGTCCGCAACTATGACAAGGCAGTCACGCCAGTTCTTCAGACTGCGATTGACAAGACATCAGAGGCAGACAAGATTGCCAAGCAGCTTGCCCCTCATCTTCCGGTCGTGGAGTCTGAAAACCTCGATTCCATCGTGCCTTCAGCCATCGTAGCCAAGGGCAAACGAGCAGACCATGACCAGTTGCCTGACAACATCCAGGCTATCTGGGATAACAACTGCGATCTGTGGAAGAAAATCAAGGAACACTTTGAGGCTTGCAAAGCTTACGACATGTCATGTGACAGATACGAGGGCTTGCATGCTGCAGACGAGGACTTCAAGCGCATGCTCCTTACGCTCAAGGAGGAGTACTATGCATACAAGCAGGCCATGGACGTCTACGACCATGCCCAGTCGGGTGATGCCGAGGAGAAGCAAGCGGAGGAGCAGCCAGTAGCTGACATCATCTCCAAGCAGATAGGCAATGCTCGCTCCTACATCACCAAGAACCTTAACCAACTCATTGGATTCGTGGAGGCTGGCAACACAGACAAGGCTGATGCCTTGCGAGCAAAGGTCAATGAGCGTGTGCAGCTCTTGATTGCAGCCAAGGCTGAAATCACCGCTGATACCATCGCCAAGCTTCAGCAGGCTGGCATCACCATGGAGCAGCAGGCTTCAGCCGATGGCAAGGAGCAGCCAGAGAGTGCAGAAGAGGAGGTTACAGATGAGGGCGAAGCAGATACAGCAAGTCCTGAAGCCGCTTCTGCAGAGTAGCTCGCAGGTCTTCCTGGGCCAAGGTCTTCACACCCTTGGATTGTTGGGGTGGATTCTGGAGCAGACAGGTGTAGCGCACATTGCCGTCACCACCTTCTCCACATCCGATGCCTTCCTCTGTGGAGTCATCAACCTTCGCAAGCGAGGGTTGGTTGACTCCTCAGTTTTGGTTGCGGACATTAAAGCTTCAAGCAAAACTTTAAAGCTAAGTCGCTTAATGACAGAGGCTTTTGATGAAGTTAAACTGACGCTCAACCACTCCAAGGTCATGCTCGTTGCTAACAACGAGTGGTTAGTCTCTGTGATAACATCTCAGAACCAGACCTATGGTGACCGTGCTGAGTGCACGTTCATCACGACTGACAGAGATGTCTATCTCAATCTCAATAACATGTTAAATAATTTGCTGGATGATACGACAACAATTTCCCTATCTGGAAGAGAGTGAACTTTATCTGCAGACGGTCTATGACCTGGCAAAGACCATGACACCGGTCGAAGAAGTGCCCATCATGATGGAACTGCCTCCCGACGAAGCCATGGCCATGCAGTTGGAGCTGCAGGAACCGCGCTCACCCTATCGACACCGCTACCTTAAAGGTTTAGCGGAGACCGCTAATGATTTACGCATCAACAATATAGCGCTCGCCAAGGTTGGCTCTCCTGGAGCCTACCAGTCCATCATGTCGCAACTCTCGCAGATTATGGCTAACCTCAGTTAGATATGAGTCTACCAGTCAACATTGATGACTACATGAAGTACATGCCTCTCAACGAGGATGAGCTTCAGGAACTTCACATCTCTGCCATCGTCAAGGCGAGAGTGGAGCGGCTGCGTGGCTGCTACGCCTTCTGGCTGCGCTATCCACGCTTTACCGTCCGGGAGATGGTGGACCAGGATAAGGCGATGTTCGGGGTCAGCGAAAGCCAGGCTTACGATGATATTCATCTCTGCCAGGTCATGCTCGGCAATCTCAACGCCGCCTCAAAGGAGTTCTGGCGGTGGAAGGTCAACCAGGAGATAGACGAGGACCGCAAGGCTGCCAAGGCTGCAGGGGATTTCCGTGCCCTAGCCCAGATGCAGAAGAACCGCATCAAGAATAACCGAACCGACACGCCAGATGAGCCTGAGCTTGCATTCGACAAGATTGTTCCTGTTGAGTTCAGAATGACAGATGATCCGACAGTCATTGGTTTGCAGAAGATACCTAATCTTCGTGCAAAAATCAAGAAAATGGAGAAGCGGTACTCGATGCCGGACATCGAAGATGCTGACTTCGAAGAACTTCCGCCAGATGATGAAAGCAAGACCTAAGGAGTTATTCTTCAACGACGTGCAGTCTCGAGTCCTACAGCTCATGCCCAAGACTCTCGTCTGCGAGTGGGGCCGTGGTACCGGTAAGGGTGTGGTCGAGGCTGGCCGCATCCTCTATGCCGTGCAGCACATGCCAGGTTCATGCCTGGGCATGGTGGCGCCATCCGTCAAGCGATGTCAGACCAACATCCTTCCTTCAGCTCTGGTCCACCTCGAGGAGTGGGGCTACAAGCGCGATGTCCACTACATCGTTGGCAAAAAACCGTGGAAGGCGCTGCATTGGCAGGAACCGCACTTCCAGCCTATGAACTGGGAGAATACCGTAGCCTTTTATAATGGTAGCTATCTCAATATCATCTCTCAGGACCGCAGCGGAACTTCCAACTCCCTCTCTCTCGACCATGTCTTCATCGACGAGGCGAAATTTATTGACTGGGAGCAGCTCAACAATGAGACGCTCCCGGCAAACCGTGGAAACAAGCAGTTGTTCGGTGACTGCTGTCTCCACCATGGTCTGACAATTACTTCAGATACATCGGCGACCAAAAAAGGTTCCTGGTTCATGAGCTGGGAGAAGAAGCAAGACAAAGAGCTGGTGGCAACCATGGAGACAGTCCTGGTGCATCTGCACAGCATCCGCAACAAGCTGGCTGCTCACCCTGAACGATATGACTACTACATGAAGGAAGTGCAGAAGTATGAGAAGATTCTTGATTCTCTCCGCTCCTATGCACTTGTCTATTCTCGATGCTCTAGCATTCAGAACCTCGCAGTTCTGGGCGAGGACTTCATCAGACAGATGAAGCGAGACCTGCCAAAGATGACCTTCCTCACGAGCATCATGTGCCAGCATGTAGGCATTGCACAGGATGGTTTCTACTCCGGGCTTGATGAGGATCGCAACTTCTATACGGCACCGAACACCAGGTTCCTCAATGACCTGCAGTATAAGTTCGACCCTAAGCACGACAAGCCGGACTGCCGCATGGATGGCGACCTGGAGGACGGTTTACCGCTGATCATCGGTTCCGATGCCAACAACAACATCAACTGTCTCGTAGTCGGGCAGGTGGGTTCTGATACCAAGTTGCGCATCGTCAACTCATTCTATGTCAAGTATGACAAGAAGTTGCCTGAGCTCGCTCAGGACTTCTGCGACTACTATAAGTATCTCAAGAACAAACGAGTCATCTTCTACTACGATGCAACCTTCGTGGGAAACTCCTATGCAACCCACAACGATAAGTTCTACCAGATTATCACCAAGGTGCTACGTAGGAATGGTTGGCTCGTTACAGAGGTCTACATCGGCAAGCCGATGAACCATCTTGAGAAGCAGTTGCTCATCGACCGCATGTTCAAGGGACATGCGCGCCACATGGTTCTCATCAACCAGGACAATAACGAGGACCTGATCATCTCAATCGAGAGCGCCGGCTGTTACAACAACGGCAAGGATAAGCGAGGTGAGAAGCTCGTAGAGACAGACGAGGACAGGCTGGAGAACCGCACCGACTTCTCTGATGCCTTCGATACCGTCTGTATAGGCGTGGATAAGTTCCCTCAGACCGTCCTCTATACGGGAGGCATGAGCAACTATTACCCTCGATAGAATATTTCGTTCTTTTTTTTATTTATTGCTTTAAGTTTTTTTTATGCTATGATTCCTTGGCTGCTTGCTCGTGAGAGTAGGCAGCCTTTTTTTCTTTCTGTGTGTGTGAGAAAGCGGTATCTCCGATGGTGAGTTTGATGCTGTTCCGTACTTTTTTTATTGCATTCTCCGCCGCCCGTCATGTGTTCCCATCCGAAATTTCCTATGCAAAGGTAGCTTCTGGCGATTCAAACCTGTGTATGAACCTTGGTTAACTAAAGCCAAAGGTTCTTCACGTTTCACTAAACCTTTACCTTTAGTCAACAAAGAACCCCACACCTGTTTGCCTCTGCCAGCGCATTTTGAAGCACAGGAAAAATCGAAAGGGCACACCGGGCTTTGAACGGAATGCAATTAAAAAAAATACTCCACAGCAGGAGTGGGAAAAAATCTCTGGGCTCCCAAACATTACCAGAATACAATTTCAAACTTTATAAAATTTTTCGATATGAGACAGAACTATTTTTTTGAGTACGTTCCAAACGCTTACATCAACCTTTGCGTTGACAAGGCACAGCAGATGGCAAACAACCGCTTCGTCTACGACTTCAAGGCAGGCGAAAAGAAGGCGGCACACCTCTGCGCTGAGTGGCTAGTTCGCTATCTTACAAAGCAGTATAGCAGTATCTTAGAGGACTTCGTTGTAGTTTTTGCTCCATGCAGCACACAATGGAAATATAACAAGCGATTCGACTATCTCGCAGCCATCCTCAATGCAGCAGGCATCGCAACCGCAAATGAGCACGTGCACATCTTTGGAGAGCGCAAGCCAACCCACAACGGAGGCAGCCACGTTGTCAACGAGGACATTTATCACGTTTCAGTAGATGGCGAGTACTTCAAGGGCAAGCAGGTCATTCTATTCGACGACCTGCTGACTAGCGGCAAGACCATCGAGGACTTCAGAAGCAAGTTGGAGGCGGCAGGCGCTTATGTGGAGAGAGAAATCTTTTTGGCTCGCACCATTCACCACGACCCAATAAGCAACAGAGGCGTATTGCAGGAGATGGCAGAAGGCTTTTATGAGGCTGTGGCACACTCAAAGAGATGTTTCCCACAGGGTGTTAATATCATCAAGAAATCAAACAACAACTATAATAAAGTAGCGTAACATGAAGAAGTACAATGATATACTAGCAGACGAGCGCCCAGAGTTCAAGGCAGCTAATTACGGATTCGATTCACTCAGTAACACCGAATTGTTATCCATGGTAATCAACAGAGGGGCAGGAACAGCCGAAAGCCTAAGCCAGGCTAGGCAACTGATGAACATGGCAGACAACAATCTCAGTAACCTTGCAAAGTTATCCATGGACGAAATGCAGGTAGTGCAGGGAATAGGCGACTGCAAGGCGTTGGCAGTACTCGCAGCTTTGGAACTAGGCAAGCGCAGGGCAGTGGAGAAGTTGGGCAGCAAGCCCGACATGGGCAGCAGTCTAGCCATATACAACTACATGCTTCCGCAGATGGCAGACCTAAAGGTGGAGCAGGCACACGTCATATTGATGAACCAAAATTTCAGACTCATCAAGAGCGTGAAACTGAGCGAGGGAGGAATAACTGAGACATCCGTGGATATTCGTATCCTCATGAGGGAGGCAGTCTTGAGCGGTGCAACCATCATGGCATTTGTGCACAATCACCCATCGGGCAACACGCAGCCAAGCAAGGCGGACGATGTGCTGACCCAGCAGATAGCCAAGGCTTGTCAAGTCATGCGCCTCTTCTTTATGGACCATGTGATAGTAACAGATGGAGCATTCTACAGCTATCACGACAAGGGCAGACTATAGGCACCATGGGCAACGTGATAGGAACACGTTGCCCTTTTACTTGCTTGCAAACTTGCTGATAACCGCGGATGAAGGGAAGGGGATAGAGATAGCGAGAGCGATGGCAATTCGGCACGGCAGTCGGGGAACTAGGCAATTGCCACATGAAAAAACCCTTACATATACCGCTCCAGTCAGCCGTGGCAATTGCCTCCGAGCGTAGGGCGGTGGGGGGTATCCTTACGGCAAGGCACGCCCTTTTTTGCTCCAACTTTTCAAAAATCCATGATTTTCAGCAAGTTGGCAAAAATGACCGTGGAAAATTTGTGCAAAATGCCCAAATTTTGCAATCAATTGCCATTGATTGCCCGCTCGAAAACGGCTACTTATGCCAATTTCCATGAAATTGCCACAAGAAACGAGCCGTTTTCGAGCGAACCCCTACATTGCATTTCGGGGTAAAAGCGGAAATAACATTGTTTGACATCATTCAAGAATGATGAGAAAAAGAGGTAAAAACCGTGTTTGATGGGGATGAAATGTTAAATAATACACAAATGTTGAAAATAATCGCGGAAATATTTGGTTATTCAACAAATGTTTAGTACCTTTGCATCGTGTTAATAAAGATAGTATATGGCAAGACGAAAATCTAAGGAACTCAAGGAAAATGAAGACGATTTGCTTTTCTACCTAGAGTATTGGCAAGAGTTCCCCGATACCTTCAAGAGGGTAGCAGAAAAAGAAATCGCAGAGTTGCAAAACAAAATTAAAAACAAAAAGAAATGAGAAAGCCCCTTCGGGGGCACTCATTCCTTTAAACTTAAAAAAAATAGATTATGGAATATACAGAGATGATTGATAAGGTGAAGGCTTTGGCTGCACAAAACAGAGCTGCCAAGACAGCAGAGGATAAGGCGGAGGTTCGCCGTCAGATGGATGCACTCAAGGAGTCAGACCCTAAAGCTTTTGCCGTGGCAGTTGGCTACATGGCTAAGACCACAGAGCAGAAGGTCAAGGAACTGACCATGGCAGAGAAGTTTGGTGAGATTACGGATATGGTTTCCATGGCTTACATCGCAAAGGCTTACTTTGGCAAGTCTCGCTCTTGGCTGGCACATAAGATGAACGGAAATATAGTCAACGGAAAGGCATCGCAGTTTACTCCTGATGAGCTTGTTACTCTCAGAGGTGCCTTGCAGGATATGGCTCAGAAATTTGGCTCGCTTAGCCTTGCTATTTAGGCTATCTTTATTTAACACATCGTCCCCGACACAGAGCCGTGCCGGGGACTTATTATTCACATATATTTGATATAGTTGTATAAAAGATAATTTTATGTTACTACAAGATATTGAGACCTGCAGGCAGGCTCGTCTGGTTCTCCGAGAGCTTATCAAGGGCGACAAGTCACGTGCGCAGCTCTGGAGCTCGCTGGTTGACAACCAGCTTGATGATGTTGACTTGAGGTTCCTTCTTCCACCATTGGCCAACGAGGGCTACATCGAGGAGTCTGAGGGCATGTGGCATATACTGGACAAGGGTGTGAAGTACATGCAGAATTACGACAGAATGATGCTGGAGAGCGCAGAGAGCTATCTAGAGGGGAGGTCAAAGCGCACCCGTGAAAATCCTCAAGAGCACAAGCAGGAGAGTGAAAGGAGATGGAATAGGAAGATGACTGTGATTGGAGTCATTCTAGGCCTATTATCCGTGTTAGCAGCTTACACAGAACCTCTCTTAGAGAGGGCATGGCAAGTGATATTATCGCTAGTGATTGACAAATGACTATGATATAGAGAGCCTTGATACGGCTCTCTATACTGTCAATATCGGTTCTTGACTTTCTCATACCTTATATATTATTTCGTTAAACCGATGCAAATATACGGAATTTTATTGAATATCTGTGGAATTTTATTGAATAACCGTGGAAAAACAGAGAAAAACGGAGAATTTCGTGGAATTTTGTGGAATTTTCACGGAAAATACGTGGAAAATCATTCCTTTTCATTCCTTTTTATTCCTTTTCTTTCCTCAACCTCTTACCGGATGACCCATTTTCGCGGTCGTTTTCGGTCATTTTCGGTCGTTTTCGCGGTCATTCCTGGAGAAAATCGGAGAATTTCGGAGAATTTCGGAGAAAATTGGAGAATATCGGGGAAATCTTTCCGTTTTCATTCCTTTTCTTTCCACTTCATTACACTTCATTCCTTTTTATTCCTCAAACCCTAGATTTTCTTCCCCAAAATGTTAAATCTTATCAGATATAACAAAAAAGTTATCTTTTTATTTGGTAGAACATAACTTTTTTGTTATCTTTGCAACGTCTTTCAGACAAAGAGATCTTTTAATTAATTAAATTCCTTACATAAGATGAAAACTAGTCAACTAGTTAGACAGCTGAACCGAGCGGGATGCTTCGTTGTTCGGCATGGTGGAAATCACGATGTTTGGTATAGTCCTATTACAGGACTCAAATGTCCGGTTCCACGACATGGCAGTCGGGAAGTCCCTAAAAAGACTTACGACAGTATTCTAGAAAGATTGCTCGGGCTTTAAGCCCGGCAATTTTTCTCTAGTTGACCAAGTTCGTTGAAATGGATGGAGTGGTTGGTTTTAAGGTCTCTTTTTAATTGGTTTAAAAGTATGGCAACAAAAGTAACGATACAGGTAGAGAAAGGTAAGCAGGAGAAGAACTTCTCTTGCTTCATGGTTGAAGAGCTTCCAGACTTTACACTTGCCGGGTATGGTAACACAGCCAGGCAAGCTATTGAGGATATGTATGTGGCGCAGAAGGAAATCAAAGAGCTTCTTGAAGAGGAGGGCAAGCAGATGCCCGAGCTGGAGTTCGTGTTCCGGTTTGACATCGGTTCGTTCTTCGATTATTACTCATACCTTAATATGAGCGGAGTGGCGAAAAAGGCGGGTGTCAATGCATCACTTATGCGCCAGTATGCCATGGGTAAGCATGAACCTAGCCAGAAGCGCAAGCAGCAGATATTGGACTGTCTGCGTCAGATTTCACAAGAAATGCAGACTGCCGTGATTTAGTTCGCTGACAGTTTTCATATAATTATGTAGGAAATTTAGTTAAGATCTCTGAGCCCTCCGTGCGTGACGCATCGGGGGCTTTTTTATTTCTTTTTTATTCCTCCTCCTCCTCAAATCACCCCGATTTTATGCTCTAAAACATATTTCCTGCAGATACTTTGTCAGAGAGGTTGAATGTCTAAAATATTATTGCTATTTTTGCACTTGATTTAAACAACAAACTTATGGAAAAAGAAAATATTAATTTTGTTGCCATTGACTTTGAGACAATGACACCCGAGCTGACTAGCGCATGTGCAGTTGGTATGGTACAAGTAGTGAATGGAGTAATCATGCAAAAGTTCTATAGCTTAATTAAGCCATATCCTGATGAGCGTACAGAGCGAAACACATTCGTGCATGGCATAACAGAAGAGATGGTGGAGAATGCACCTACTTGGGATATCGTTTTCCCAGTTCTGAGAAGCTTCGCTCAGAGTGGTTGCATAGCTTTCCATAATGAGGGTACTGAAGCTAATATACTTTCTAGACTAGCTGAAGTTTACAACCTTGACATGCCAGGATATCAGATTATTGATACCATGCGATTATTACCTGGTAATAATTCGTTGAAGAAGATGTGCGAGTTGATGGGAATAGAGATGCACGACCATCATGACGCATTAGCAGATGCAACTGCCTGTGCTGAGATTGTACTGAAAGGTGCAGGCATTGATGTCACACATCATCATTATGAGAAGCCTGACTATAAGTCTCACAAGAGCCTGACTGGAGAAGTCAAACAGCCATTAGCTGATGAAGATGTTGCTAACAAGGATAATCCGTTCTTCCACCAGAAGGTGGTAATCACTGGAGTATTTACAGCTTTCCCAGATAGAGAGAAGCTGGCTTTTAGACTTCGTGACTGCGGTGCAGACATCAATTCCTCTATCTCGGCTAAGACGAATATCGTAGTTAAAGGTGAGGGAGCAGGACCTTCCAAGATGGAAAAAATAAAAAAACTCAATGAGAAAGGAGCTAATATCAGAGTCATCGAGGAGAAAGAGATGGTGGAAATAGTAGAGAAATATGGTATATAAATAAAAAAAATGAGCGAGGAATGAAAATTTCTCGCTTTTTTTTTGGCGGTTCCAATTATTCTTCGTACTTTTGCCAACGCTTATAAGATAGTAGTAATCTACTCAGCGATGGCGACTGTTTCGCCTAGGCTTCACGCCGTGGGCTTTTTTTATGCCTATAAAGTATCATTTTCCCGGCAGCGGGAAAAAGGTCTTTTCAATATGGCGGTTGCATGATCCGTAAGATACTTGCCCTTCGCTGGGAAAGCTACCATCTTATAAGCAGCGGTGAATGTGACCGCCACCATTGTATTTATACATCAAGGTCGGTCTATAATGCTTATAAGATGGCAATTATGCAGAATTCAATTTTAATTAGTGATGCGCAGGTGAGACCTGCAGGCATCAGCGTTGAGGAGGGTATCAATACCCTCAAGTGTGAAATCAAGAAGCTCGCCAAGACCAAGAGCGAGACCTTCAGCTATATCTGCGAGGAGACCGTGACCTATGGAGAAGTTGTGCTCACCATGGTTGGTTTCGCAGCTGTGATGGCTATTGTCATGATTGGTGGTTTCATTTTCGGAGGGGAGGTAGCATAATGGAGAGCAGAATGACTACAGAGCTGTTTCATGCTCAGCTGGAGGAGAACATCGTGAGAGCTGCTGACGAGCGCAAGCGCCATCAGGCAGAGCTGCAGGCTATAAGCCGGAACTACGAGAGTGAGCTGGACGTATTGAACGCATGGAGGATGAAGCAGGGGAAAGCTACCGCTGTGCCCGTAATGCTTTCGAAAAGGCCAAAAATGAATATCAGGAAGAACTCCGTAATTGTAGAAAGCTTCGAAATGAGGCAGGATTCCGCAGAGACAAGGCGAAGGTTACGGAGACCAACCTTTGGACTCTCAACAACAATACCATCCAGAGTGATCGCCATAACATCTTTGAGAGATACCGAGATGCGGGGGGGTACTTACGGGAGCAGAAGAAGGACTCCTGCACCCAGGCTGGACCAAAGACAAGAAAGGAGGAGTGAGCGATGAAAAGAAATAAGAAGAAAGTCAAGAGAGACATTCTCTTGCTATATTTCAAACGCCGTCGCGTTCGTGATGCGCTCATGAAACGCTACTGGGAGCTTGAGACTAAACGAAAGGAACTGTACAAACTGGTGGAGTATGCCAAGATCCAGTCACGATACTGCGTCAATCTGGACTGCCACCGAATAGTCGGCAGATACCTCAGAGAACTGGAGCTGGAGGAACTACGTACCTGCAGACTTCAGATCAAATACGACATTTGGGCTTCCCGTCTGAGCTACTGGGTTGACCTCTATGAGTCGGCATTATACCGACAGCACCCTGGTGACAGCATTTAAGTTTTACCATTTAAAAATTAAAGATTATGCCAAGAAATACAGAAAAATTCAACAGCGAGCAGTTTGAGGAGGACTTGCTCGACGCTTACTTCCATTTCCGCAGCTGCCTCCCTGTGAAGGATGAAGAAACCGGTCTTGATTACAAGAAGAGCTTCAAGACCACCCAGGACATCGCCACGGAACTTGATGACATGGGCGGTGTCAGTATAGAAACCATCAACCAGTATATGCAGGAGCATGGCTACTATGTGGCCACGCAGCCAGACGGAACCGTGGCATGGGCTATCTGGGAGAGAGTTGTCAAGCCAGACAGCCTGGTTTAAGTTAAAAACTCATATATTTTATTATACTACCATGTGTTATGAATAATTTTTCGTACCTTTGCAGCACGAAAAATTTTACAAAGTTTTGAAAAGCTTTGATACGGCTGACCGCTCGTGAGGGTAGTCAGCCGTATTTTTATTTTTATCCTCTCCATATTATCTTTGCATCAAAAAAGATAATATATGACCATCACATCACTTCCGTCGGGCAGTTTCTTCCTTGAGAACATCCCCGACATCGAAATTCTCACGGCCAAGACCCGCCTGCTCGTCACCATCAAGATAGGTGATGATACCATCTACGATGAGTATCTCTATCCTGCCGATGGAGAGGTCAGAGTGATCGACCTTGCCGACATCTTCCGTCCTTATGCACGCCGGAGGCTGGCAGTCACAGCCACCATCACCATCGCCGAGCAACAGGTTCCGAGCTCCGGAGACACCGACTCGGCAACAGTCACCGATACGCAGACAGCCAACCTGCAGGTCTACTATTCTACCGTAGACATCGTGGGCGTGGACTGCTCTACATTCCTCACAACCCACTTCCTCACCCTGCTCGAGGGACACAAGACCACCTACATGGGGCGACTGGAGTATCTCCACTACATGGGCAAGGACACGGCACAAGTCACCGCACACTATTCAGACAAAACCACAAAACTGTTTACCGCACCAGCCACCGGCGGCAACGACCTCTACACCACCATCGACGTCTCTCCGTCGCGATTCGAGACCGAGGGCACCGACCTTCTCTACTATGTGGTAGAGGCAGGCTCACGCTCCATGACCTTCATCATAGACAGCGAGGAGCGTGATGTGGCGCCTACTCTGCTCTTCACCAACAGCTTCGGCTGCCAGGAGCTCATCTACTGCACAGGCAAGCACGAAGTAGACCCGCAGTACACCCGCGATGCAGCCTACATGGGCGGCATCAGGGTTAACTACCGCATCACAGAGCAGCGCACCTTCAACGCAGATACGGGCTACCTGGGCACAGACATGGCAAATTGGGCAGATGATCTGTTCCGCTCAGACGAGGTCTATCTGGTCAACTTCATCGGCGGCGTTGCCAAGGTGGGCAAGCGGGTCACTCTCTCTGACTCAAAGTCCAAGCGTGACAACCTGCGCGACAGCGTGCCACGCTTCACCTTCAGCTACACCTATGCCCAGCGCCAGCACAACGTGCTTGACCTGCAGCGAGCCGGCCGTATCTTCGACAACACCTTTGACAACACCTTCAACTGATGAGACGCACAGCTTACCACCTCACAGAGGTGCTGCGCCTCCTGGCCAAGGCAGAGCGAGACCGCTCTACCATTAACCTGAAGGCGTGGACATCAGACGGCGAGACCGTCGACTATACAGGATGGCTGGTCAGGGGCAGCAGCTGGCGTGGCGGATTCCACCGCCTCGTCAATCCGGCAAATGCCGAGGTTCGCACCGTTCCGGACATCTACATTCACCAGTTTCTGGGCTTACCAGTATATTTATGACATGAAACAGAAAAAATATCAGCTTCAGCAAGTAGGAACCAGCGGTTCCTACAGTCGCTACGCTCTCGTGGCAGAGGGCGTGAGCAGGGTTACAGACTCCACCACCATCGAGCAGCAGTATGGGAAGGATACCAGTTTTCTGGGTTCCGGAGAGGTGGGAGATGCCACCACGGGCATCTTGGAGACTTCAGACGGCAAGCTCTTCGAGTATGTGAACTATGGCGATGACAACGACATGCCATACACCCTGCAGCAGTTGCTGCGCCGAAACATGGTGGCGCAGCGAGCCATGGCTTTCAACGTCCAGTGCTGCTACGGCCAGGGCGTGCGCTTCATGGACCGGGAGACCAAGCAGGACACTACCGACAGCGAGATACGCGACTTCTGCCTGAAGAACTCCATCCACGAGGTCTTCATGCAGCAGGCAACCGACATGAAGTTCTTCTTCTGGTCGGTAGAGGTCATCATCCTGAGCCGTGACCACTCCAAGATAGTCAACATCCGACACAAGGACGTTTCCTACTGCCGCCTGGAGGTACCAAATGAGAAGGGGCGCATAGAGCATGTATTCTTCGGCGACTTCCGCAACGTCATGTCGCCTGTCCACACCGAAGTCATCCCGCTGCTCGACCTCTATGACCCGCTGGGCGACCTCATGGCGCGCATGGGCAAGGCTCCGGATCCATATACCGGCATCAGGGGCAAGGCTCCTGAGATGGGCAAAGACTGCAAGTTTGCCATCATATCCCGCATCCCGACACCCGGACTGCAGTACTATCCGATACCATACTATGCCAGCATCTTCGACGATGCCTGGTACGACATCTACCGTCTCATCGGCATCGGCAAGCGCTACATGATCAAGAACACGTCCGCTCCACGCATCCAGATAGAGGTGCACCGCGACTACTGGGAAGAGCTCTGCAACAACGAGGACATCATCGACCCGGATAAGCGCAAGGAGCGCATCCTGCGCGAGAAGGACAACATCATCAACTTCGTGTGCGGTCCGGAGAATGCAGGCAAGGCGCTCATCACGGGCTACTACTTCGACCCAAACGGCAAGGAGCAGCGCATGGTGCGCATCATCAACCTCTCCGAGGGCAGCAAGAAGGAGGGTGGCGACTGGGCTGACGACATGAGCGAGGCATCCAATGCCCTCTGCTTCTCGCTGGGCGTGCATCCAAACCTCATCGGAGCCACACCAGGCAAGAGCCAGATGAACAATTCCGGCTCAGACAAGCGAGAGCTCTTCATACTCAAGCAGTCGCTCGAGAAGGCTTGCCACGACATCATGTGCAAGCCTTACCACGTCATCTCCCACTACAATGGCTATGCCGACCGAGGAGTGACCGTAGACGTGCCGATGATAGAACTCACGACACTAGACAAGAATAAGGACCAACAGACATCAATCGTATCAAACAATGGCAAAAATGAAGATTCAGATCAGCAAGGATGACTTCGAGCAGAGCATCCTTGCAGCCACCAGCTCGCACTCTGAGGTGTTCGAGTCGGTGGAACCGCATTTCAAGGAGTCCTATCTGCGGCTCTGCCAGCAGATATTGGGCGAGGTAGGCGAGGCGGCACTGGAGACCGGCGACGACCTGCGTGAAGCAGTCATCAAGGCGGTGTGCCTCGATGCCTTCCTCAGCGTAGTAAGACACCTCGACCTCGTGCTTACGCCTACAGGCTTTGGCGTTGTGGCCAACAACGAAGTCTCTCCGGCAAGTTCCTCAAGAGTAGAGGCACTCATTGAGCAATGCCGCATAGCCCTCATCGTGGCTCAGGACACAGTCATGGCTCATCTCACCGATGTACCAGGCTGGGGGAGCACCCTACAGGCAAAGCAGGGCATCCAGACGGTTCTGTGGAGCATGGAGGGTTATTGTTATCTCACGAGACAGACCAGCATGACTTCCAAGGACTGGATGTCCAAGCTGGCAGCCATACAGGAGGCAGACGCCACCCTGCGCAAGCTGGTGTCCGACGAGCAGATGGATGACATCATGTGTCTGGTCAGAGGTGTGAGAGAGGGCAATGAGTTTGAAGGAAGCCTGCGCCTCATGCTGAGCCGCTGCCTGATCATGTTGGCCAACGACATGCTGTCGGCATACTCCAACGAGCGTGCGAGACTGCTCAGATACTTTGATGCAAATCTCGATAAATTCCCGTTATATGCGAATTCATCGGCATATAAGGCTAATCATTTCAAAGAATTTCAGAATGAAAAATCAAAACCTGCCTTCGTTTTTAATTCATAAAGATGGTACACAAGAGTTCAATTTCAAGGCGCCGTCAACGTGGGCGGAACTTTCAGAGGATCTGTTGCGCTATGTCCTTAGCATCATGTCGACGTTCCAGGATCATACCGTTATCAAATGCTACCTTCTCGCAAGGTTCTGCGGTCTTACCGTACATAAGTACACCCGAACCGGGTGGAAATGCAGCGTTAAATGCGATGAAAGCGTTGAAAATGGCGATGCTAAGACTGGAAAAGTGCGCAAGAGAGTCCTATACATCAGCGCTGCAGAAATCCTCTCTCTGCTCAAAAACTTCGATTTCATCGACTCCTTTACGGACTTTCGGCCTCTACAGGTCGCAAGTGACCTTCAGCTGCAGGCAGTAAACAGCCTGCTTCACGAAATCAGCTTCTACGATTACCTCAATATCGAGAAGAACTACCAGCTGTTCATGCTCAAGCAGGAGGACAGATTCCTGCTGAAGATGGCGCATCTCATGTACAGGACAGCAGGCGGTTCTTCCGATGAAACCGCCAATTTCGAACCTTTTGAGCTCCTCGGAGTCTTCATGTGGTTCTCGAGCGTCAAGGAGTATTTCGCCGCCAACTTTCCTCACTTCTTCAGACCTGCGAAAGAGGGTGGAGAACTGCGGCGTGAGGACATCCTGCCAGCCATGCAGGCGCAGATCAGGGCACTTACCGATGGTGATGTGACCAAACTGCAGGCAGTCTATAATACCGACTGCTGGGCTGCCCTCACAGAGCTTGATAACAAGGCACGAGAGGCAGAGGAGTTCAAGAAGCGCAACAGGCAAAACAGTTAAATATTCAGCATATGACAGAGAAAATCTTCGATTCCATCGCCTATTTCAAGCAGCTGGCTGCCGAGTGCAGAACCTGCAGGGATTATAATTTTGTCGCAACAGAGTGTTCCGGACCAGATTCCATCCAGGGAGTCATGCAGCAGTTCCGCAAGGCATCCAACTTCATCATGGTCTCAGATACCGTTGATAGCAACACCCATTCCATTGGAGAGGGTTTCTTCGACCGCAACGTCTATACCGTCTGGATCCTGGCAGGGTACCGGCGCGATGACATGGCAGACCGAGAGGCGAAAATGAATATCTGCAGATATATCTTCCGACAGTTCCTCAGCCGTATGCTCCACGACAAGAGCCGTGAGGCATACGACGGACAGATGGAGTTCCTGGACCTCACACGGGTCTATTCGAGCGAACTGGGCAGATGGTCCATGAATGGCGTCACAGGACTCTACTTCATGGTCACATCAGACGAACCTATCGACATACAGTATGACGAGAGCCTATGGCAGACGCAGCAGTAGATGATCTCCTCAGATATGAGCGAGGCTGGACTAACGCCATGGGCGACTACTGGAGAGAGCGCATGGAGCGGCTTCGTACCATCGATACCGGCCGCCTCTACGCTTCCATCAAGGCGCACCTGGAGCAGGGTTCTGTCACCACCATTGAGCACAACTTCCTGCAGTACGGTATCTATGTAGCTGCAGGTGTAGGTCCGGCACATGAGTGGTACAAGTGGACCAAGGCACAGGGAGGCGAGAAAGTCCACCGCATCAACAACGGCGACCTCAACTTCCTGGGCGATGAATACCGCCGAGACAACAATCTCGATAAACCGAAGAAGGTGGGCCCTGCCTGGGGCGGTCGTGTAGCCGGTGGCGAACCTAAAGGCAGACGTGACTGGTTCTCTCAGAAGTACTACTCATCTGTCATGAAGCTCAACGAGCATGAGGCTACCTTCTACGGCGACCGGTACAATGGTCTGATGGCATCAGCCCTCACAGAGATCTTCAAGGGCATCGGTGCAGCGCGCTACCTCTAGGGAGCGTATTTTTACCGATTCCATCGGCATATTATCTTTGCAAACAAAAAAAGTAAAATGGCAGATAAACTAGACAAGAGTGCACTTCAGACCCTTTTTGAGGGCATCAGAGACGAGCGACGTCTGCAGGCCAACACGGCCAACCGCATCGGCAACGCCTTCCTCTCGCTGCTGCATTTCTGTGCCGACGAGACCTCCGATGCCTTCCTCAGCCGCAAGCATGACGATGCAGCCGAGGGAATGATTACCTTCCTGCGTGGACTCATCTCCGAGCAGATGGCGCAGCTCAAGGCGGGTGCACAGTTCGGTGACTTCGTCTCCGGGCTGTACAACGGCAAGGGCGCGCAGGTCGATGCCAATGGCAATGCAGAGGTTGAGAGCATCACCGTCCGCACATACATGCGGGTCATGGAACTGATTGTCAACCGCCTGTCAGCGCAGGATGGTGACACTTTCTTCACCGAAAGCGACACCATCGAGAGCGTTGACAGTCTGGGCGATGATTGCTATGGCTTACACCTCCGCTCCAAGTATAGTGGATACTTCACGGCTCAGCATGTGGGCAACGTCATCAAGGGCGTGGTCAACAACATCGCTTCGGCAGCCAATTCCGGCACTTCGGCTAATTACTACACCTCATGGATGAGAGTCAACAGCGTCAACGCGGTTAAGAATTACATCGAGGTCACCCTCTATTCGGATGCCGAAGTTCCGGCAGGAAAGAACTTTCCGCCATGTGAGCTCATGAATATCGCCCGTTATGGCAACCAGACCGATGAGTCGTTGCAGAGCTGTTTCTACATCTCCAGTTCCGAGGGGCGCATCGTCAAGCTGACGGGCGTCACCAAGCCGATACTAGAGAATTACAACTACGGCATGGTCTTCGGCGACATGCCTGAATTCGTCAAGTCGCTCGACCTTCCTATCGTCAAGGGCAGGGATTATCTCTATGCAGCCGGCATCATCACCCAGGATATCATACAGATTGACTATCAAGGCAAACCGGTTGTCGATTATGTAGACCGAGGACCATGGTCAGAGGCGGCAGAATATTTCTGCTCAGCTCTCAATCCAGGAACTGGCAAATACGAGACTTCCGATGTCTGGTATACCGGGTGCAAGTGGCGATGCCAGAAGACTGGTACCCATACCGCACCAAGATGGAACAATACCGATTGGGCAATGATAGAGGGCAATCCAGCATTCACCATCGATTTCCTCGAAGACGAGACGCTCTATGATTTCGACAACTTCCGAGCTCCGCTGACAGTCGTCGCTACGCTCTACGGCCAGGATATCACCTCAGATATCCTCGACAGCGACGTAGCCTGGACCAGATACACGGAGAACAGGGCTGGTGAGCAGAGAGTCACAAGTGACAACATCTGGTCACTCGAAGTCGGTTCCAAGGCAGGCAAGGCTATCGTCCTGACCCAGTCAGACCTCTCCGTCGACAGCGAGGGAGTTCCGGCTAAGATTAGATTCACGGCAACAGTTACACTTCGTGATGGTCTGGGCGATGAGGTTGCCCAAGATTCCATCACACTGGAATGTGTTTAATAACATATAAGATGAAATACAAAAGATTAGACTTCAAATACACGCCTCTGCAGGTGAACACATCCAAGACAATATCAGGCAGCGTTCCGCTCGAGCAGACTTATGACGCCAACCAGAATGAGTATGCTCCAAATTACGAGTTGACACCATGCGCCTTGCAACCGGTCGTTGGTATAATCGACAGAGATAACATACTCGAGAGTGGTCGTGTAAATAGTGAGCTGACAGATATCGCCTGGTACAGAGTCGAGAATGGTGTGGAGGGTAATGCGCTGGTTTCGACACCCAGAAAGCATGTCATCACCTCGTCCGGCAATGATGCCGGCAAACTGCTCTGGTATGTCAACGCAGCGCCGCAGAAACCGATTCTGCTCAGATTCAAGGCGAAGTACCTGGACATCCGAACAAATAAGGTTCACAGAATTATGATGGACTATTCCATCAACTGCAAGAATGCGACCCTCTACAAGCCGACGCTGTTGCTTTCGAGTGGTGACCGATACTATAATCCGCTTCGTGATACAGACAAGCAGGTCATCAGTGCATCTCTGCGCCTCGGATCAGAGGAGTGCGCTAAGGAGAAGAGGCTGTTCATCTGGGAGATTCTCCGTGATAGAGGTCAGTTCTCTGCCATTACAGCAGATGACCTCGAAATCAAAGTTTCTTCAGATGGTGCATCGGTTACTCTAGACCGCTCGCTCATGGGCAAGCGCATCTGCATCAGATGCAGGGCTAAATTCTCGGCTGATGGTAATCCGGCAAGCGTAGATCTGAGTGATGCTACACCGAACAGAATTGTCAATATCGTCCGCAGGATACCATTCTACGATTACGATATCCTCGACACGGTCGACGAGGTTCTGCCCGACACGAAGGTAGTAAACCCAGCGGCAACCATCTCTGACAATGTCGGAGAAATTGCGAACCCGACAAGAGAACTGCAGGTCCTCTGGTGGATGGCACCGAATAACTCGATACACTTTGAGAACGCAGTCCTTGTCGGACATGGCATGTCTCCGAGAGTACCTACAGATCTGCTGGATCCGAACAGGGGAGCTATCCTTGCTTTGGAAGTTAAAGACCTCGATCCTTTAGCTCTGGCTATGGATGCCGACGGCAAGGTCTTCGTGGACGCAGATGGAAATCCGTTCATTTTTCACTAATCATCATTTATAATATAATATATGGAAAGATACATCAAGGCAAATCGCAAGGTCGTGGAGTTGCTTCAGCTGACCGATGACAGAACTGAGCTGCAGGATGGCAATTTCATTCTCTGGTGTCAGGATATCCTACAGCTTGGGGAACCTATCGAGTTCGAGGAGACGCTGTCCAGAATAGGCGCTATCGCCATGGATGGCAAGACCGCCTGCATGGAGCAGGAAGGCAAAGTGTGCAACAAGCTGCCTTTAGCTACAGACAGCAGATTCATCATGACAGAGCAGAGAGAGGAGGCAGAAAATGAGTAGCGCAAGCAAGTCAGCAACTATCAAGTTCATACCCAAGATGGGTACATTTACTCCGTCAATCCAGTCGCCTGACGGAGATATCTACCAGGAGTACCAGAGAAATGGGGATGTCGTGACTGTCTATCCGGATTTCTCGCAGACGCAGCCGAAGCTGTACTTCGTTGTCATCTCATCGAGAACAGCAGAAGGCATCAGTACACCAACCTCCATGAAGTACTTCTTCAATGATACGGAGATTCCTTTCAATTCTGCAGGCAAGTCTACAGGACTGTTTGACGGTCTCTTTGAAATTCTCAGACCAAGTGCTTCGCAATTATATTGGGGACTGAAAATCTGCAACAACCTGGTTAAGGTTTCCAATTATAGCGGCATTACAATCAGGATGGTCGGTACCATCACAGAGCGTTCTGGGCAGCAGGAGGCTACAGATGAAATTCAGGCTAGCTACGATATTTCCGTTGGCCCTTACACAGGAGTCGCCTATCGTGTGACAATTAAGGCGCCGGCTAATGATACGCACAACTTCGTTCTGGGTAGCAAGGATGACAGCTGCCAGCTCGAAGCCAAAGTCACGCAGGGCAACGAAACTCTGACAGCAGGACTATACTACAAGTGGTATAAAGCAGTCAATAGCATCACAGGTTGGGAGCAGATTGCAGGAGCCAGTGCCAAGATCCTCACCGTCAAGGCATCAGATGTTGATTGCACGAGGGAGTTCATGGTGGAAGTGTACAACGACAAGGCCATGGGCAAGGATAATATGCTGGGTTTCGACTTCCAGACTGTCATCGATGCGTCAGATCCATACGATATTGAGCCCAACCCGACACCGGCTGATGAGTCTATCAGCGAGGACGAGTCAGGCAATGGTACTGTGACCTATACTCCGAGACTGATTGTCAGGGGAAAGTCTGAGGCTATCGGTAGTAAGTTCTATTTCACGCTGAAGTCAGGTTCTGGTGTTGTCCTCAATACAGAGGCAGCACGCAAGCCTACTGTCCAGCTGAGTTCATTTGCTGTGACCAGGGCAGACTGCGAGCATGCCGGTTACAGCAGCGTGGCATTAACGATTCAATCAGTCAAGTAGTCTATGACAGTAATAACAAGAACTATTAATTTTATCCGGAAGGCTGTCAAGGGTGAGAAGGGCAGCGTCCTTCGAGGTCCGCAGCTGTGGAATACCTGCAGCAATGGATACAGATTCGAAGCGGGTGGAGAAGGTGAAGAGTGGAAGGATGTTGTCTTATATAATGGCAATAGCTATTCCTGCATCAAGACGCACGTCAAGACAGCAGACAATTATCCGGGTTCTGCAGCTGATCAGAACAACCATTATTGGCGACTGGGTCAGTCTATCGAGCTCATCATAGCCCACATCATCCTCGCCCAGTACCAGATGGTGGAGAACCTGGGTGTTCGTACCATAGAGATGAAGGATAAGGATGGCAATGTAGTCTTCAGAGCTAAGGATGGTGACCTCACATGCAAGGGTGGCAATTTTGAGAACATTACGGCAACAGGCAATTTCAAATCTAGAAATGAGAAGACCTGGAATGAAATCGAAATGAATGCTGATAAGGGTTACCTTGTCATGCGTGGACCTACTTCAGTTAATGATGACAACTGGGATTTGCCAAGCTCAATTGCAGAGATGACAGACCTTTTCAAGGTTAAATTTGAGTCAGATTCTGATTCGCTGAGTCGAATTGCGACAATGGATTTATTTGGATTTGGTGGAAGGAAACGGGTGAATATAGATCCTGAATTTGGTTTAAGAATATACTCTGATGAGGGGACAGATGAAGAAAGTCATCTGTTTTTGGGCAAGGATAGTATTAATTATAGTGACGGATTAGGGCACGTGTATCATAGTGATTGGAATAGTTTGCTAAAAAAAATATTATAAATAATTATGGAAGGTAAAAAATTCAATTCCGTGACGAAAGTCACAACCGTCAACAGCAACCAGAGCCTGCTGCTGACAGACCAGAATGGCAATGTCACTAGCATCGGTATGGATGCGCTCAAGGCTGACCTTGCTGTTGGTCAGCATGCCTGGTGCGGAAGAGTGTGGGACACCGCCAACGCAACGCCTAAGGCTGCATCATACATTGGCTCTCTTGAATTGCTGAAGGAGTTGCCATACATCCTCGGACTTGGCGCATACCTGGTTAAAAATGACCACAGCCGTAGGAAGCTCGACAGCAAGGATCACTACAAGTATGCTACTGGTGAACCAGCAAAGCTGGATGGTACAGAAGGTCACTATCAGTGGGGCTGGGGACGTAAATTCTACGTTGTCATCAAGGATATTGGCGGATTGCACTATGAACAGATTGGCATCAAGCCAATACCAGGTGAATACAATCTTGAGATACCAATCGGCAGTATTTCTGCAGCTGGCTTCGCTACTATTGAGCGTAGTACCGGACGCCTGGTTAGTTACATCAACGATGCAGCTAACTACCGTGGTGGCGACAACAATGCTACCTATGATGGCAAGAACAATACGTTGCTGGGCAGACCTGCTACCGCTATGACTACAGAGCAGTTCAGAGCTGCAGCGCGTAAGAACGGCAAGGGTTGGCTTTGCACAACCATGCGACATACATCCATTGTCGCAATTCTGTTCAGTGTCATTTTCGGTACACATTACGATCAGGATGCAGTCAATGCCAACAAGGATGCCAACGGCCTCTTCCAAGGTGGACTCGGAGCAGGCTTGACGCAGATGCCGAACTGGGAAGCCTACAATGGTTGGCGACCAGTTGCACCAATGAGTGCAGGCATTGAACTTGGTGATTCATGTGGAGAAGCGACCTATGCCGTAAAAAATGATGCAGGGGCAACGGTCTATAATGCCAAGATACCATGTTTCTTCGGTTATAAGAACGGCTTTGGCAATCTATGGCGAATGATGGATGATGAGTTCTGCCAGGTGAATAGTGACAAGACCATGACCCACCTGGTCGCTCCGTCTATTTACGGCTCCTGGACTATCGGCAATGCTACCGGCATGAAGACGTTGAGCAAGTCACCTGGCGGTGGTGAAGGATATATCAAGACCTTGTCGATGGAACATCTAGAGAACTTCTGTACGCAGATTGGTGCTACAGAGTCAACCTATTCGACAGGTTATTTTTGGAATACGTCAAACACTACTTCCGGTTTTCGCCTGTGTCTTCGCGGTGGCATCGCTGACTTTGGTGGTCAGTGCGGTCTTTCGACGCTCAACGTGAACAATGCTGTCTCGGGTTCCGTTGTGAGCTGCGGTGCGGCCCTCTGCGAAGCAGCATCCGAGTGGTCATTGGATCCAGTGTATTACGATGCGGCCTAAAGTGTTCAGAGGTGTGCTGGCGTGAGCAGGAGTGTGCAGGATTGACCAAGGTTCCTAAGCGGAGCCAAGGGCAATCCTGAGCACCCTGCGAGCGTAGCGAGCAAACCCTACCGCCCTTGGGCGGTCGATTTTTTTTTGAAATTTCGCTCTTTGACATTCTTTCATTCCGATTTTTTTCAGTACCTTTGCAGGCGGTTTTCAAACCAGGCTGTGATTCCTGCGCCGGTTTTCGCCTGTGTCTTCGCGGTGGCAACGCTGACAATGGTGGTCAATGCGGTCTTTCGACGCTCAACGTGAACAATGCTGTCTCGGATTCCAATGTGAACTACGGTGCGGCCCTCAACTTAACAAGATACTGCAGGTTAGTTTGCTTAGCTGCAGAGATTTCGGGAGTCAGGCCTTGCCTCATGGCAAAACATACACTTTAGCAGAATAGCAAGTAGATGATGGCAATGGGTCATCCGGTCGAAAGTTAGGACATTAGAAAAGCAGACAACAGACACAGACACCGACATTTATCAGACACCGACCTTTTTTTATAAATAAAATTTTAAGCAAGTGAAGAGGTTAGGTAACATTTCACAGGCGGTTGAGACTTTGCAAAATTTTCGTGAAGCATTTTTTGATTTTTCGAGGCACAAGAAGTCCCGTCTCTCAGTACAAGCGTTTGAGGCAGAGTTTGAAACAAATCTTCAAGCCCTGCTAAATGCATATGTTCATCAGACATGGCATACATCAGACTATGAGGCCAAGCCGGTTGAAAAACCCAAGCATCGTATAGTCAATAAGTTGCCTGTTGGCGATCATGTCATTCAGCATGCAGCCATGCACACCAGTGAAGATAAGTTGAGAGCCAAGATTCCTTTCAACAGTCCAGCTGGTACCAAGGGGCGTGGCACGCATTTCTTCTACAAGATTATCAAGCAGGACATCTATACCTCGCCACAGCTAGAGACATTCTATTGCTTGCCCATGGATATACATCATTATTTCCAGCATGTTGAGCACAATCTGCTCAAGAGAGAGTACAGGTTGTATATCAAGGACCGCAAGCTGCTTGCTTTCATCGACGAGGTCGTTGACAGCTATGCCAATGGCATTGTGCTGGGCGTCAAGCTTACACAACTTTTGGGGCAACTGTTTCTGGCGAGGTTTGACTATCTCGCCATGCGGTGTTTCGACATACTCCAAGACCCCGAGAAACACGGCTACTGGCAGGCTCGGTACGTCACAGACATGCTCCTCACATGCCGCTCGGAGCAGCAAGCTATCGTTTTAAATGTGGGGGGGTAAAATCCCTCAATGAGCGCTTCGACCGTTTTTGCCGCGAAGGGCTCAAACATTATTATAGATTCATGGACAATATCTTCATCATGCATGAAGATAAGGTCTTCTTACGCCTCATGGCGGAGCTTGCAGTCATGCACTTGGCTAGAGACTGGAAGCTGAGCATCAATAGAAGTTGGAATATTCATCGTACATGTGACGGCATAGACTTCTGTGGACAGAAGATCTTTGCCGACCATGCCCTTTTGCGCAAGCGCACCAAGCAGGCACTCTGTGCCCAGGTGGCAAGATTGCGCAAACGTGGACTTAACGATGAACAGATCCGGCGCAAGGCAGCATCCAGGCTTGGCTTAGCCAAACACGCAGATACAAAAAACTTATTAAATAAAATCGGTATGAAAAAGTATGGTCAGATTGTGAAGGCTCGCAAGGGAGAGGTTCCCTTCGAGGGCATGAGCATGGCACAGAAGAAGCATCCAGGCGATATCCTGTGCCACAACATTGAGGACTATGACAAGTTCCTCATCCTCATAGAGGATTACAAGATAGATAAGTCGAGAGTCGACTTCAAAATGGAGCAGGTTGAAGAAGTTGACGACCAGGGCGTCAAGCACATAGTCACCAAGAAGGTGCCTAAGGACCGCCTAGCCATCCGCTTCCGTTTCATCGATCACGTCCGGAAGACAGGACAACTCGATGAACATGGCGATGAGATTGAGGAGCCGGTTTGGCAACCTGAGTCGTGGTGGCTCTTTACTGGCTCAGATATTCTGGTTGACCAGGCACGCAAGGAGTGGGAACTGCTGGAAAAGGGCTTCTACACCGTTGCCGCCGAACTCACCAATAAATTTGGCAAGAAATTCTATAAGTTTATCTAGATGCATAAGAAATTTTATCTTTGCCGCATGTCATACTTGAGATATGACAGCAAGCATTTTCTCCTGTTCCTGAGCGAGCAGAGAGTTGAAAACTATCACCCAGACGCCAACATGTCGGAGTCTGATGATGATAGTAAGACAGTGACAGCCTACAGCTATGAGGGGACAGAGATTGACGGCTCAACCAAGATTGAGGCGGAGTCGGCAAGCTATCGCGAGTTCGTGAATGGTCTGGTTCGTACTAAGTACAGCCAGAGCGATGTCGAAGCTATCCTGTGCAACCATGGTGATGGCAACAGGGAGCACGAGACAGAGTACCAGGTATTCCAGGAGTGGCGAGAGCAGGCTAAGCAGATGGCCAGAGAGTTACTCGACCGGGATATCTCATAGTTATCAGATACGGCAGGAGGGCAATAGTTCTTCCTGCCGTATTTTTATATATCTTATATTATATGTACCTTTGTGCCAGATAAAATCAGGTACAGATATGCAGAGAAATACCAAGGATTGGATACACTACAGCTCTGCTGGCATAGTCCTGCTTGCTGGCATTGTGCTCGTGTACATCAGCTTTTTTATGTCCCACGACGTCACGTCTAACGTCTTGTGGTACTTTGGGCAGAGTCTGGTTTACGTGGCAACCGTCTTTGGTTTCGCACTGACTTTTGACACCAGAGTTAAAGACATTATCAATAAATATTTTAACAATAAAAATGGCACGCAAGATTAAGAAAATTTTCGTACATTGTACAGCAAGCCGACAGTCATGGTCTGTCGATGCCTTGCTCAAGGAGTTTAGAAACAAAGGCTGGCATTATCCAGGCTACCACTGGGTCGTAACCGCAGATGGCAAGTACACGCAGCTCATGACAGAAGACCTGCCGTCCAACGGAGTTAAAGGTCACAATTACGATTCCGTCAACGTGGCATACATGGGTGGAATATCTCGCACTGGCAAGGCTATCGACAACCGCACGGAGGCACAGAAACAAGGTTTGCGTGAGTTGCTCAAGGAATTGAGAAACCGCTACCCTGATGCCAAGATTATGGGACATCGTGACATCTCGACTGACAAGAACCACAATGGAGTGGTCGATCCATGGGAGCGCATCAAGGAGTGTCCTTGCTTCGACGCAATTCCGGAATATGCCGACATTTAACATCAAGGATTATGCAGAAACATCTCAAGTCAATCATCATGGCCATATCGGTGATATTGGTCATCATCGCCTGTTTCTGGGTTTTTGACCATCGACAGCAGCGAGCGGAGCAGGAACTGAGAGAACAGCTCAATGGGCTGAAACTTCAGTATGCTCCAGCCGAGCGAGACACCATCCGAGACTCGCTCACGGTCATCACGCAGCAGGTGCTGCAGATGCCGGCTGAGGAGTACAAAATTCAGGCCTACGACCGCCAACTGCTCCATGACCTGGACATTCGTCTTGGCCAGGTCTTGGCAGACCAGCGCACGAGTCTGGGTACTGCTGATACGGTCAAGACTGACCGCAGCGACTCGGTCTATACCTACAGCGACCGATGGCTCAGTTTCCGTCTCAATACGGCGGACTCCATCTTGACATACAAGGCGAGAGACAGCCTCCAGACCATCGTCTACAGGCAGTACAAGCACAGATTCCTCTGGTGGCGGTGGGGCACCAAAGGCTATGATGTCAAGGTCATCAACTTCAATCCCCATTCCAACATATTATATAACAGCTATATACAAGTCACCCGATAATGGCAAGACAAGAGGTATATACAACAGTCATCAAGCTCAACTCAGAGGAGGCAAAGAACCGACTCAAAGAGTTGGAGGACAGAGTCGCTCGTCTGAAGAAGGCTAAACAGGAAGCCTTCTCGGCGGGCGATTCCCGTTTAGGCGCATCCCTCGCCAAGGATTTGAAGGCCGCAGAGCGAGAGATGAAGCAATTCAAGAACTCGACAATGAGCGTCAAGGAGACACTCGACAACCTGTCTAGTGCAAGCCTCGGACAGCTGGAGAAGGCAGCAAGACATCTGAAGGGGCAGATGAAGGCAGCATCTGACCCTTCAGACTTCGCCAAGCTGGATGCACAACTCTCAAAGGTCAAGGAGCAGATGCTTGCCCTGAAGGGCGCAACACGCAAGGCTGATGAGGAAGCGAGACGCATGACCGCAACGGTGTCAAATCTGAAACATGCTTCACTCAATGACCTCAACTTCACAGCTTCCAAGCTACGTAGTCAGATGGCTGACTACGACCCGACATCTACCATGTACGCCTCCAGAGCTTCGCAGCTGAAACTTGTGGAGGCAGAGCTGGAACGCATCCGACAGAGCGAGCAGAAGGTGGTCACCCTCATGCAGCAGTATGACAAGGAAATTGACCGCACAAATGTGGACATCAAGGAGACCAAGCGGCAGATGCAGCTGGTCAATAACACCATGTCCAACCTCAAAACCTCCTCCATCCGTGACCTGGAGTACTCCATCAAGGCACTGAACCAGCAGATGCATGGCATGGAGCGTGGTACCGAGCAGTTCAAGCAGATGGAGCTGAAGGCGAAGCAGCTGAAGGCTGAACTGCAGGCAGTCAGAGCCGAAGGCGTAGCTCAAGAGTCCTGGATCAAGCGCTCTGCAGACTGGTTCAACCGAATGCAGGGCATTGCCCTTGGAGCCGTCGCTGCAATCTCCGGCATCACCTTCACCGTCAAAAAGTGTGTAGAGGAGTATGCCAAGATGGACGATGAGATGACCAACGTCCGAAAATATACCGGGCAGGCAGCCGAAGAGGTTGAGCGCATGAACGAGGACTTCAAAAAGATGGACACCCGAACCCCTCGACAGAAGCTCAACCAGTTAGCCGAAGATGCCGGAAGACTCGGCATCACTTCGACTGCAGCAGTTGAGGAGTTCGTAGATGGAGCCGATAAAATCAATGTCGCCCTCGGTGATGACCTCGGCGATAAAGCAGTCTCTCAAATCGGTAAACTCGCCCAGATGTTCGGCGAAGACAAAACCAAGGGTCTGCGAGGCGCCATGTTGGCAACAGGTTCTGCAGTCAATGAGTTGGCGCAGAATTCTTCTGCCTCTGCCGGTTATCTCGTTGACTTCACTGCCCGTGTGGCAGGTGTCGGCAAGCAGGCAGGCTTTACACAGGCTCAGATCATGGGTCTCGCTTCTGTCCTTGACCAGAACATGCAGCAAGACGAGACTGCTGCAACCGCAGTTCAGAACCTCCTCGCTAAGATGTTCCAGGACTCCTCAAAGTTTGCAAAGATTGCTGGACTCAATGTCAAGGACTTCGCCAAGACTTTGAAGGAGGATGCCAACGGCGCACTTCTCCAGTTTTTGGCAGCCATGAGAGCCAAGGGCGGTTTTGCCGACCTTGCACCAATGTTCGAGGAAATGAAGATGGATGGATCCAGGGCTACTGGAGTCCTCACCGTCCTCGCAGACAAGCTCGATGACATCAAGACTGCCCAGAACCTGGCAAACGAAGCCTATTCCGAAGGCACATCCGTCCTCAATGAGTTCGAGACACAGAACGAGAGTGTACAGGCTCAACTTGACAAAGCGAGCAAGAAATTCCTGGATCTCTCCATAGAACTGGGCCAGAAACTCTATCCTGCAGCACGATATTGCATATCTGCTGCCAGTCTCGGAGTTCGGGCACTCTCAACCCTCGTTGATTTCGTCAAAGATTATTGGCGCATATTAATTGTGCTGACAGCTGCCATCGTCACCTATACTGCAGTATCTAAGGCCAAGTTGATCGCAGAGAAGGCGCAAATGGCATGGCTCAACATCATGATTCTACGCGAAAAGGCGCATCTCGTCCTTGTAGGTCTTAAGACATCTGCTCTCAAGACCATGGCAATCGTTCAGATGGCGTTGACACGAGAAATAAAACTGACCACAGCTGCGCAAATGTTGTGGAACAAAGTGTTGTTGGCCAACCCGATCACTGCTGTGATTGCTGTTGTTGCCGGTCTGACAGCCGCAATCGTCACACTGTCTAAAGAGACGAGCACAGCTGAGCAGGCTCAGCGTGACTACAATGATGCCGTGACAGATGCCAACAAGCAGGCAGCAGAAGAGGAGGCATCCATCATGCGCCTCGTTTCTGCCATCCAGTCCAACACCACAGCTGAGTCAGGCCGCAAGGCAGCCCTGGAGGAACTCAACGGCAAGCTGATGCGTGAACACCTCGGCAACATCACCGAGGAAGCAGTGCGCACCGGTCAAGCAACAAGGCAGATCCAGTCGTACATTGACATGATGAAGAAGAAGATTGTCATCGACGGCCTACAGAAGAAGCTGGCAGAGTCAATAGCTAAGCAAGCGGAAGATGAAGACCTGTTAGGAGAGGCTAACAATGACAATAGAGGTTACTGGAAACGCTTCTGGGATAGGCTAAACCCATTTGCAGGTGGCAAGACTCAAAAACTTAACTTCGCAGCTGACCACAAGGACCAGCTACTACAGAGTGTCGAAAGAGAAAAGCAGTATCAGCAGAAGCTCATCGACAAGATAAATGAGCTGGAGTCTCAGCACTTCGAAGTCAATGATCCGGAGCCTTGGAGAAACAATGGCTACAATGGCAAGGGCAATGATGGTACCATCATTAAGCAGCAGAGAACAACCGGTACTCATCAAGCTTCAGATAAGGAGCGCAAGGCTAGGGCCAAGGCTGAGAAGACTGCGGCTGCAGAAGCTCGCAAGCGTGAGGAAGAAGCCAAGCGCAAGCAGAAGCAGGCTGCCGATAGCATCAAGGCTGAGACCAACGAGTTGATGGCTAACAACGCCAAAGCCTATGCAGAAGGCAAGAAAACCTATCAGCAGTTCCTCGATGACCGACAGAACATCCAGATTAAGGGCTTTGCTAAGCTGAAGCAACTCTATGGAGCAGAGAGCAATGAGTATAAGCAGTTACTTGACAACCAGGTCACTGTCGTCAAGCAGCATGATGCTGCCATACTGAAGATGAATGAGCAGAGCATTGAGCGTGAGCGCCTACAGAAGGAGGCTAGCATCAAGGCTCAATACAATGATGCCAACTCAGCTATCTATCAGAATGACATAGCTCTCGATGAAGCCATCTATCAGAATGATGCAGATGCCATGCAAAAGCGCCTGGCACTCTACAATGAGGGCAGCGAGGAATGGCTGGATCTGAAGGCTGAGATGGAGCAGGCATCACTCGACCACCAGCTGCAGATGCAGGAGTCATACCAGAACCAGCTGAAGGAGTTGCGTCAGCAGTTCGGTAAGCAAGACCTGCAGGCTCAGGAGACCATGTACCTCAATGGCCTTGACAATCTCTACAAGCAGGGATTGATCAAGGAGGAGGAATATCAGCAGATGAAGTTGGAGATAACCAAGCAGTTTGCTGCACAGAGAGCGCAGATTGATGCTGATGATCATGGTGCTGGTAGCGCTCAGCTGAAGATTAATGATAAGTCATCAGAGATGGTCAACAGCGCCAGGGCTGCAGCAGGGGAGTCCCAGTCGACCGGCAATGCAACTCTGGGTGGATACTTCTCCTCACAAGTTGAGAACTATCAAAACACCATGGAGAAACTGAAGGAGTTGTATGGCAACGACAAGCAGAACCATGCTGCATACATGCAGGCAAAGGCGCAAGTCACCTCAGATTTCCTCAATGACCTGATTGAAAAGACAGCTGTAGTTTACAATGGTATCAACGGTATTCTATCTGCGTCATCGTCATATGCTCAGGCATGCTCTGACCTCGAGCAGGCGAAAATCTCCAAGAACTACGAGAAGCAGATTGCTGCAGCTGGCAACAATTCGAAGAAAAAGAAAAAGTTGGAGGAGAAGAGAGACAAGGAACTGGCTGCAGCGAAGTCAAAGGCTAACAAAAAAGCCATGAAGATAGAAATTGCGCAGGCGATAGCATCTACAGCAATGTCTGCTATCAATGCCTATGCATCTGCTGCAGCTATACCAACAATAGGTTGGAAATTAGCTCCTATTGCAGCAGGTATGGCCACAGCTGCAGGTATGATACAGCTTGCGGCTATCAAGAAGCAGCACCAGGCAGAGGCAGCAGGTTACTACGAAGGTGGATATACCGGAGGTAACCGCTACAGAAAGGAGGCTGGAGTTGTGCATGAGGGTGAGTTCGTCGCTAATCACAATGCCGTCAACAACTCATCCATCCGTCCAGCTCTTGACCTCATCGATAGGGCACAGCGCTCTAATACAGTTGGCTCGCTGACCGCTGATGATATCACACGTTCTCTGGGACAGGGAAGTAGTACCGTGGTGGCTCCTGTTGTCAATGTCAACAATGATAACACCGAGGTACGCCAGTCCCTCGATGGTGTCAATGCAGCTGTCAGCCGTCTGACACAGACTCTTGACGATGGCATAGAGGTCGAGGTTCCGATATCTGGTCGTAGAGGTCTGCACCGCAGACTGCAGGATTATCAGCGCATTTTAAACAACAAGTAGCCTATGATTACATGTATTATCAATGACCATCGGGCATACCCGATATCCACATCATCCATCAAGGTGACATACGCAAACCAGTATGTCACCGATGATGGTGAGTACACCTATGACATCACCTTCCCCATGAATATCCTGGAGAACCGTGTCATATTTAAGAATGTCTCGCGACTGGAGGTCAAGAAGAACATCGCCAAATACGATGACTGCAAGCTGTACTGTAACAGCCAGCTCATCATGAGCGGTGTCGGTACCATACTCTCCGTGAATGAGAGAGAAATCAAACTGCAGATAGTCGGAGGCAAATCACGCATCAAGTTCAATGACCGCCTGCCCAAGCACTACATCGATGAGATTCCGTTTGGCACAGCTGACAAGCCCGGTTATACAGTTGATAAGGGCTGGTCTCAGGGGTGGAAAGGTTTTCAGAAGATTAATGACATCTATAGATTGGATGATGATAAATCGAAGTTCCTGGGAGTAGAGGGTAAATGGTGTTTTGTTCCTGTACGGGACGAAACAAATGATATGATTGCCAATTTTGTCGGAGTAGATAAAACGAAAGGATTTATTGGCTACAATGCACCATTTATCATGAACCTGGCTGTTCAGCCAAACTTAATGTATATCTTCCGTAAAGTGGTAGAATATGAGGGATACACGCTCAAGCGCAACGACTTCGACTGCAAGCCGTGGAACCTCCTGTATATCGCATCGGCCTACAAGACTCGTGAGCTGCGAAGGGCACTTCCTCATTGGTCGAGCTATACTTTTATAGAGGAATTTCGAAAGCTTTTCAATGCCACCATTGTTTTTGATGATATCCAAAAAACTTGTTCTGTCATCAAAAAATCAGAGCTGACAACCGCAGATTCCGTAGCGATTGAGCCTCTGGCCGAATACACAACGGACTACGACGAAGACGGATCCTTCTCCACGTCATCTACAGCAAATCTGGAGTATAATCTGGGTGATTCTGCAAACAGAGATAACTATGAAGTTATTTCCAAAAAAGTCTTCGAGAATTTTGAAATAGTCCATAGTACAGCTACCTGGGACCCGCAAAATCAGTTCCAAGGGACAACACAGTCATGGTCTGAAAAACAAAAAAGACAGACCATCATTGAGTGTAATGGTAGTTACTACATATATGTAGAGAATGAGGGTTCGAAAACATGGCAGCTGGCAGGCGTTTGGTCACCATTAATCAGGGACAGTTCTTCTGATGACTATGTTGAACTTAACATATCTCCTGCAGCACAAGTTGAAGAAGATATCAATTTCAAAACAGCATCCCTGGAAGATAATTACTACGAGAAGCGATGCCTTCTTTCAATACCTAATGATAAGGAGCCGGATTCAAAGGAGTGCGATGTTGATGATGACGGATTCAGCTACACATCCGTGCAGGATGCGATTGATGATGAGTCAACACTCGACAAATCCGAAGATGATCAGGAATGCATGAATATATTCTTCATTATTCCAGGAGAAGTACAGGATGGCAACAAATTTAGTTGGGTTAGAGCGAAGTCTAGGTGGCCAAAATTCAAAACCGACTACCGAATAAATAAAGAATATTGTGGTAGTACCGAAGGAGGATTTGGCGGGAACGGAGGAGGAACATTTAAAGAAAAGTATCCTTACTCTCTGTCGATTTGTACGAAATCTACTAATGATGTTGTTACTCTGGGCTGCTTACATGATAATGGTCTAAGATTAGACAATAAAAACTGCATGGAGGCCAAGTTTAAGTCAGATGACATACCGGATCCATCCAAGATATACATCATCCGCAACAAGAAATATGTGTGCGAGAAGATAGAGATGGAAGTCAAGGACGATGCCATCGAGCCAGTTTACACGGGATATTTTTATATGCTATCATAATATATATAATAAGGTGGGGAGCAGTTAGCTCTCCACCTTATTATATTATAGGATACCCTGATAGTTCTTGATATACTCATTCGCCTTCTGTATATCCTTAGGCGTATAGATGTCTGTGATGAGTATAGATGAGTGTCTCGCCTGGTCTCTGACCGACAAGACATCGGCATTGGCCCGCAGCATATTGGTGATACCTGTGTCCTTCAAGCTATAAAATTTGAAGCGAGGTGACAGTTTCAGTTCCTTTCTCAAGACACGAGTCCAGTAGTCTCTGAACATTTTCTCGTTCTTTCTCTCTGGTCCTGGACAGAAACCGTCAGAGAAGAGGTAGTCCTGCCCTGGGTGTGAGAAGATGTTGAGTTCCATCATCAGCTTGATGACATGAGTCGGCAAGGTGATCACGGCATCATTGCCGTTCTTCGTGTTCTCTCCATGCAGAGTGATTGTCTGAGTCTTTACATGGATATCGCAGATTCTGAGATAGGACATCTCTCGAGGGCGGATGAAGAGGTAGTGAATGATTTCGCACGCCAGCAGATAGTGCCTGTTATGCTCCATCAGAAAATCTCTGATGAGCTGCATAGTGCAATCCGGTATGACATCTCTGCTTTTCTTCTGCCTGTTCTTGATACGTTCCAAACCTTCTGTTGGGTTCTTGGGTATATAGCCTCGAGCCAACAGATAAGCTGAGAAGCTCTTTGTCCAGGCAAGATAGTTGTTGCGTGTCAGGACTGTATTATTGCGGTCGATGAAAATGTAGTCCAGGAACTTGCTAACATTACCTCTGTCCCATTGGTAAGAGTAGTTGAGAGTTATTCTTTTCTCTTGCTTCCATTTTTCCAGGATTCTGAGACGACTGCTATAGTCGACATAAGTCTCCTCACGCATACTACCCTCGTTGCACATTTTGGCCAGATAAGACTTATACCTGTCGAGAACGTCATCCCATTTAGTATATTCCAGGGGCTGCAGCTCCTCAATCCAAGGATTCCATCCTGCCATAAGTTTCTCGGTGAGTTTTTTAATAACCTGGTCGGCATAGACACGTTGGTTCCGCTTGCCCTTGATATGGTCAAGCATAATTTTTTTCTTTCTCATGCGGTTGACTCCTGGATCAAACGCCAAGAAGGAGATATAACATTCTGATTTCTGATGCAAAACTGGAGGTTTCCAGCCAATGACACTGCTAAGAATTGTGTCATTCGAATTTGGAGCATAATTTTTTTTAGCCATATCTTAATTTTTTTCAGATACAGCCTATTTTTAATAATTTGTATAGGAATGATACCGAAATTGTACCGACCATTTTGGCCACGACCAAGGCAAATCCTCAGTGTTTACGGCACATCTGACGGCTTTTGGTCGGGATTACTGGACTCGAACCAGCGACCTCATCGTCCCGAACGACGTGCGCTACCAACTGCGCTAAATCCCGATATCTGCTGCAAAGGTACATTAAATAATGGACAACACCAACAAAAATAGACTTTTTTATCTTTTTTTGAAAGAAATTTCCCGAAAAATTTGCAGGAACCAGAAAAAAGTATTACCTTTGCACCCGCAAATGATAAATCGCGATTTGTAAAAGTTGGTGCCATAGCTCAGTTGGTAGAGCAAAGGACTGAAAATCCTTGTGTCCCCGGTTCGATTCCTGGTGGTACCACTTCTTTAAGAGACTGAATCTTCGTAACAGGATTCAGTCTTTTTTTATGCCCTTTTTAAAAAGAGTCTGAACTTTCGCATGTGGTTCAAGCACGCCCTGAAGGCCCAAAAGCTCCAGAAGCAGCACGCCCTGAAAGGGCAGAAGCTCCTAGCCCAGGGCATCGCCCTGGGTATGATGGCAATCAGCAAGACGCCC